TTATCTATCTTGCTTTTTTTCTATAGTTTCAACCCAACTATATGTTTCGCCTTTATATCTCGTGTAAAACTCATCTCGATCATTATAATGATGGCCTATTAAATTAGGTCGAATATCATCTCTTACAGAAATGATTAATGCTTTTTCTGCATTGTTATCTACTAATGCCATCATAGCAAGGGCATAACCTGCATATAATCCATCCAAGTATCCCTCTTGTCGAAAATTAGCAATTAGAAGTTCATCCGGCAAGCCATTATAACCTTTTGGAATAAGTCCTCTTTCACAAAGCTGATTAGACCACAAAGTGAGTATTTCCTTTTGTGCCTCATCACTGCTAAGTATTCTTTCAATCCCTTGTGGAATGTCTTTTATTTTTTCCTTTAAGTAGTTAAAAGCAATATTTGATAACATTGTCAAAGTCTCTGACATATTTTCGTTAATATTATCTTTAATCTTATCTGCCACTCCATCACCGAGTTTCACAGATTTTTTATTATCCATTATTTTTATCCTCCATTCTTAAAAAATAGATTATTCTGATTCTGGCAGGTCAAAATCATCATCTGTACACTTACGGATGATTCTCTTTGTTTTCTCGATAGGCAGTGGCACATTTTCTTCACTGAAGTATTCGATGTTCACTACCTCTACAACAGCCTCATGATTATCCTTTCCAGCCGGAACGAGAACAAAATCACCAATCTCGATGCTGTCATCGTCCGTCAGATAATAATAACTCTTGTATCCATCATCAAAGGTAACGCTGCAAAAAATGTATTCCGATTTGCGGCGTTTTGCCTTGCCGTAAACCGATGGATCGAGAACCTCTCCCAATCCATAAAATCTTATAAACTCAAATACCGTCTCTGCAAAATCCGCAAAGTCCTCCGGAAGACCATTTTTATCATAGCTGCCTTCGATAACACGCTGTAGACTCTTTTTGTAATCAATGGTAATTTTATAATCCTTTGTTTCATTCGGAGTATCTATCACATCGTCTGAATTCCCTTCAATGTGTGAAAACAAATCCTCTGCATTGAAATTTTCAAGCAGACTTTCAATTCCTCCTTCAATTTCATATTTACGGGAAACCTTACAGCCAGACCCTATATTTTGGATATGCTCAAGGGTTTCTGTTTCTCTATCAATAATCAGATGCTCTGTGTAATCCCATGTAACAAATTCCCAAGTTGCATCTTCCGGCACTTCCTGATGCTTTATTTTTGTGACTCTGTGATAGTCCAATGCGATTCTGTTTATCACATCCGGTTTGCAATTTCCGTCAAAGACATACAAATCATCCATACCAACAGTATCACGTACAAGGTCAGATAAATCGATGCCCTCATAGTCAAAATCAGCACAAAGCGAACCACGGAATTTATACACTGCTCCCTCGGTATTTGTTAGTTCCATCTCCCAATTGCCAATATCTGTATCAAAAATTTCATCGTATTCGTTGCCAAAATAAGCTACAATTGCACAGAGTAATCTGTCAGTAGCAGCTTTTTCAATTTTAAAATTCTTACTACGTGCTTTTTCGTATCTTTCTCCATTGTGACCAAAGTTATATCCAGAAAACCAAACGCGGCCTTCATCATTGATGGTAAGGTGTTGTTCCACTTCGTCATCAGGATCCGGCATGGGACCGTAACAGATATTATTTGATACAATACGAATCTTTTTCAGTGTGCCTTGGAAAATAAATGGATTCTCCCCGGAAAGCAGTGCCAATCGGCTTAATGCCAGAATAAACCACGCTCGGTTTTGGGGTTCCAATATTTCTGCTGCGTCATATGCCCAATGGTTGAAATATCTCCATTGAGAATAAATTGCAGACCCAAGCAGGGAGATGTCTGTGACATCATCAATGATGCTGTCCAGAGCCTCATGGTTGTTTGCTGCCTGTCCATATCTTTCAGAAAAAGCATGACCATAGTCCATTTCAAAACCGAGAGCCGCACAATCATCAGCCATCCAATGATCGACAAGTTCTATATAATTGATATTCTGATCACGAAATTTATCGCACCATTTGACAGCAAAATCATGTATTTGTTTCATCTCTTTCACTGTGGCACACCTCCAATTCATCTAATACTATTTTTATCCAAGTATCTGACGGATTTTTTCTGTCAACAATTCCTTACGTTTTTCATAAAACTCTTCAAAATGCTCAAGTTCTAACCCAACTTCATCCGGGATGAACGCCTCCTTACGGAACTTTGCCTTCTGATCATCGTTCATATCATTATAGTACTCAATCAATGGCATATCATTTTTACTACCGTTGCTGCGGCCTTCAAGAAGTTGGAGATTTGGGAGACGGTTACGGTTTCCGCGCCATCTGCGCCAAACATCCATAGTTACAGAAACAGGTTTGCTACCGTCAAATCTGTCATACGGATGCAGGTGATCCTGTTCGTACTTGAAGTTCTTGTTAATCCAATCCAGACTGAGATAGTAAAGAGCCTCTCCGGCAACACGACTGCCTTTTTCAGAATTGAGAATATCCTCAATCTTGCCATCGGTTACACGAAGTTCATTCATCTGATTCAGCATATCAACAGTAATCTCATAATCGTTTTCATTGATATTGCTCTTCATCTGTTGCAATTTACTTGTGGTGCCTGACTGGAAATAGGTAAACAGAACGGCTCTTACCAGGTAAGCTCGAATGCCTTCTGTATTGTCTTTATAATCAGGATTATAATAAATAAAATATACAATAGGGAGTAGGACATTCCAACTGCTTGAGAAACGGCTGACTTCAATCTTCATTTCCTTGAGGAGTGCTCCCAGGTTCTTAAGTGCCTTCTTGAACTCGCTCCAGTTATTCTTCAATTCTTCCGCTATCTGCTTGTTTATGTTTGACTTGATGACATCACCATAAAGCATCAGTGCGGCTCTGATGATAAAATCGGAACCGAATCCGGCATAAGAGTCTACAAGCAGTTTCCCGAACTCTGTCTTCGCACTTGGCCAATAAGCTTCCAAGATAGACATGGTAATTTCCGACTTACGAAGTGCCTTACCACCGCTATTGAAACGAACGAACATCTCAAGAGCATCATCCTGTTTCATATCCCGGATTTCAGTATAACGAATAAGCTTTTCGACAAAAATCTTCTCATAGAGTTTATTTAAGATGCCCCTCGCATAATCCTTGCTGTCTGCTGGAACATTTGTAATTGCATCTTCGATGGCTTTTTCTCTGGTAGTTTCATCCTGGAACTTCGGTTCAAGAATCTTTCTGATTTCGAACTGAGTCGGACTCAATTTACCTACTTTTTCGCTGAACTTGATGTCATATTTCTTGCTGTTGTATTCTTCTTCATCTACGGTCAGCTTGTTCTTGTTAAGTTCAATCAGAAGTTTTGTAACGATGCCACCGCCAGATTTTTTCCGTGCGTGTTTCTGACGGATGAACGCATCGCCAAACAGGGACAAATAGAGAGAAGTGAGTCTCTGCTGCCCGTCAAGTACTGCCGTATCGGTTAGTTTTACATCAATGCTCGATAATTCATAATTTACGCTGTCAGCCTGCTTGCGGCTATCAAATGTAACAGAGGATAGGAAATTACAGAAATAAGTATCCCATGTTACATTGTCATCATCGACATGCCAGAATAGGAATGTAGCAATCGGATAATCCAAAAGAATGGAGTCCCACAGCTTTTCAATCTGCTCCATGCTCCATACATACTGTCTTTGGAACGCAGGCATTACGTACTTGCCATCTTTTATATTCTGAATAACCTCATATATCGTAACGCTGCTGCCAATTAATACGCTCATGTTTACTCCCCTCCCTGATAAAAGCTATTTTTGTATTGCAGTAAGACTGTCTCAACCTCACTCCAAATCCATACTCTTTCACCATCATCTTCAAAAACTTTTCCATGTGATTTAGGACCGTCAATCTTCATCTGTGAGTAGTTGTTTTTGAAAGTCGGAACATACAGGTCGGGATGATTCTTATCACTACACAGCCTCTCCATCATTGTCAAAGTAGCTTCTCCGGCAATATCTACTGCCTCGAAGTATGCTCTGATAATTTTGTGGTTGTACTGAGTAGGTTTTAATGACCATACAGGAATACGCTGAATTGCTTTTCCGTAATAATCTTTGCTTTCATTAGCCCTATTTGCAGCCTTTGGGTTGTATTCCTGAGAGGCCTTTTCAAACGATTTTGCAATATACCAACGCATACAGGTTTCAATAGCTACATTCTCACTCTCATTTGTAAGGTTCAATGCAAGGCAAAACTTCTCATATATATCAGAATCTACAGTAAAACAAATTTTCTTTTCCATATTACACCGCCTCTCAAAAGGTACAATAATCTACCATCCAGTATAACCGTTTTATTAGTGTTTTGTCAATACTAATCAACTCATGAGTATATACAAAAACACCTCGCAGAAGCGAGGTGCCAATAATCTGAACTGTATTTACCTGTGGATATCCACATTTGTGCCGGATTTGAATTCCACGATAACTTTCTCATCGTAGACCGTGATTTTCTCAATCAGCCTTCGAACCAACTGCTCATCGTATTCAGTGATGGCCTGTGTCTGCTCTGCGAGGAACTGCTGCATTTCACTGATTCTCTGTTTCATGCCTTCACGCTCTGCCCCCTCCACCTGGGCATTTTGCTTTGCCTCACGAAGCCTATAAATCTCATCTACAATGCTGTCGTAGTTTCCTTTGGCAGTTGCTACATTCAGCAGTTCTTTCTGCAATTCTTCCAGCCTTGCATCAATCTCGCCAAGGGAAATACCGTCTGTTCCCGTAAGCACCGCCTCTACATTTCGCTGCAGGACATCGTACATGGTATCCTTTTGACCAAGTGCCATGTTAATGGCTCGAACCACAAGGTTTTGTAATTCTGATTCATGGATAGCATCGGCATTGCAGGCTCCCGGACCGTGTTCCACCCTGGTGCAGCAGCGCCACACGATAGAGTGCTTTCCTCGGTTATTCCATACAACCCTGCGGTAGATGTCCCCGCATTTGGAACAGTACACGATGCTGGACAATGCGTACTTGCTGCTATAAACACGCTTCTTTCTGTTCTGCCCGCTATGCAAGTTAGCACGTCTGACCATTTCTTCCTGCACCTGCATATAAAGGTCGCGGGGGATAATGGCCTCATGGCTGTTTTCCACATAATACTGCGGAACCAAGCCGTTATTCGGAACACGCTTCTTCTCCAAAAAATCCACCGTATAGGTCTTTTGCAGAAGGGCATCTCCGATGTATTTTTCGTTTTTGAGGATTTTCTGCAGGGTTTCTGCTCGCCATTTCTTTTTCCCGGCACCCGTCAGTATACCATCCGCTTCTAAACCTCTGCCGATCTGCTGCAAACTTGCACCCTCAAGGTACTCTCTGAAAATTCGTTTGACCACCTCCGCTTCATCAGGCTCAATAACCAACTGTCCCTTTTCATCTTTGGTATATCCAAGAAAACGGTTGTGGTTCACAGTAATCTGTCCCTGCTGATAGCGGTACTGAAATCCCAACTTTACATTCTGTGATAAGGACTGGCTTTCCTGCTGTGCAAGACTCGCCATGATGGTAAGCAGTACCTCGCCCTTGGCATCCATCGTATTGATGTTTTCCTTCTCGAGCCGTAATTCTACTCAATGGCATCGTGCTATATCGTTGAAAAACGCCCGTTTCATGGGGTTTCGTGGTGTCCGAAACTGTACATCGTATCGGCTCGTACCCCCTCGTTTTGCCGATTAAAACACCAAATAAACACCAAGTTTTCCGCTTGTCTGTACCTGTGCGGAAAGCTTGGTGTTTTCTGTGTCTGTGGGCTATTCGGCTGTGTGTGGTTTTTGGGGCAATAAGCACCATTTTCTTAAGCCTCCGACAGTGCTTTGCTGATGGCATCCGAGGTCTGGGCGAGTGTTTCGCTGAAGATATGGGCATAAATGTTCTCCGTAGTTCTGGTGTCACAGTGACCGAGATGCTCAGAAATTACCTTGACCGGAACACCCATGTTTATCAGCAGGGATGCGTTTGCGTGGCGAAGGTCATGGATATGCACATCGGGGAAATCGTGGTCGGCAAGCAATTTCTTGAATTGCAGATTGATGTAGCTTTTATTCATGTATTCTCCGTACTGCCCTGTGAACACCGCTCCACGGTCAATCCAACGGCTGCCGACCTCTGCCTTGCGGTTTTCCTGCCATGCTTTCTGCTCCTTCAAAAGTTCTATGACCTGTGGGGGCAGAGAAATCATTCTTGCACTGCTTTTGGTCTTTGGTGTGGTAAGGCGATATTCTCCGTCCAGACGGTACAGATTGTACTTGATTATCAGCGTAGCTACGTCCAAGTCTACTTCCTCCCAATGCAGGGCGGTCAATTCACCCACACGCATTCCCGTGTACAAAAGAACCTTGATGGCTCTTGCCACCTGTGGATTTGAAGTTTCATCAGCAAATCCCAACAACTCACGGCACTGGTCGGCATTGAGGAATACCTTTTCCTTCGGCTCTGCACCCGGCGTGGTGGCGTTTGTGACGGGGTTCTTGAGGAGCAGTTCCTTCTTCACTGCCGTGGAGAAAATCGGTGACATGGCAGTTCTGACCCTCTTAATCGTGCCGACATCCAAGCCGTCCTCTGTTTCAATTTTCATAAAGGCATCTTTCAGTTTCATGCCCAAGGTGTCGGCAATCCTCTCAGCCGTGTCTCTTAGAACGGGAACGCCCTGAATGCAGGTCTTGACGGTGTTCAAATTAACCTTTGACCTGCGTGATACAGGTCTGCGTGTACCTTCCGGGATGAAATTGGGGTCACGAAGCTGGAACAATTCACGCTTGCGACCGTGCCGATACAGTTCATTGAACAGGGCATCGATTCGAGCCGTGTTAATGTCCTTCAGCTTCATGTTGCCGAGATACGGCAGCACATACAGTTTCATCAGTTCCTTATTCCCGTACAAGGTCATGGGCTTCAGCTTGTGGACTGCAATCTGGTCGAAATACCAGTCATGCAGTTCGGAAAAGCGGATATTCTCATTCATGTTCACCATGCCCATACAGCGTTTCTCAAATTCATGAGCATAGGAAATCGCCAGTTTTTCTGCTTTGCCGGGGGTGACTCCCTCCGGCGGTGTAAATGTGGTGGTTTTGCGGACTTGCTTTCCTTCCATGTCATAGCCCAATGAAACCATGATGCGGTAGGAGTCTCCACGTTTTTTTATACTTGGCATAATGTGTGTACCTCCTTTGCGGTTTTATCCGTTACTATACATCACTCTGATGCACGATAAAGTCAAGGCAAAGGATGATAACTTTTTTCTTATTTTATCGCCTTGATATTTACCGCACATACATAGCTGTCCTCTTCGGCAAGAGTGCCCTGCACGGTGCAGCGGTGCTTTTCTTCCTTATATAGAGCAAGCAGAGCTTTTCTTGCAAATCCATCCATACGGGCAAAATCCGAGCAGAACTGCTGTAGTGTGGTATTCAGCCAATCTGAATCCTGTTCTTTCTCCATTGCCAGTCCTTCTTCTGCCATGCTGTTAAGGTCTGCCTCGGTAGGCTCCTGTGGTGGTGTAGCATCGTCCGATTGTGCAATCAGATAATCCATGCGTACATTGAATAATCCACACATGGTTTCGAGCATCTCAAAGCTGGGTCTGCGGCTGCCGATTTCCCACGCAGACACCGTCCCTTTCGCCACTTGCAGTTCATCTGCCAGAGTACCTTGTGTGTAACCGTTCTTTTTTCTGATTTCCTTAATTCTTTCTCCGATTGTCATAGATTGTCACCTCGTTATAAATATGATTCTATCGTCTTATTTCGTTTGGTTCTGTAATAAGAGTACACCATAATGTCGCACTTGTCAAGACTGCATGATGTACTCTTTACAATTTATTCATCATTATGCGTTACTTTTTGTATTGACAAGTACATCTTCATGTTGTATTATTATATCGTAAGTGCGACAGATTGATGCACTTTAGAAATACAGAAGGAGGAAACACACATGATAAAAGAACAACCCAACATGATGACCGTAAGGGAAATCGCAAGAACAGGCTTACTTTCCGAACACGCTCTTCGCATCATGCTCAAAGCCGGGAAACTTCCGGCAATCTATATCGGCAATAAGGCTCTCATCAACTATGACAAGTTGTGTGAGCAGTTATCCGCATTAGAGGCAGATGTGAAGAAGGAGCCTGAACCAACATGGTACTAAGCCTTGTCAGTATTTATAAGGAAAGGAGGCGAGCCGAATGCAGGAATTAAAGCAAATGAAAATATGGCTTCTGTGGAAATGGGGCAAAGACAGAAACGGCAAGCCTACTAAGGTGCCGTTCTCTGCCCAAGGCGGTGCTACCGGAACGGACAAGGGGCATAGTTCCACTTGGATAACATACGAAGATGTTATGGTTGCAATGCAGAAACATCACGCAGCCGGAGTCGGATTTGTTATTCCGGAAGGATACTTCTTTCTGGATATTGACCATATGGAACTGACCGACTCATTTGTTCAGACAATGTTGAACCGTTATAACAGCTACACCGAGTATTCCCAGAGTGGAAATGGTGTACACATCTATGGCAAAATCAACATTTCCAAGATTCCGACTTTCACAGATGATAAAGGAAAACTCCGCTTGGACAAGCAGTTCTATATGAAAAGCCCTCATAACAACACAGAACTGTACATCGGCGGCATTACAAACCGATTTGCCTGTTTTACCGGGAATACCATTCTGGACACTCCCTTAAAAGATTGTACACAGGCTGTCCTTACCACACTGGATAAGGATATGCGCAGGAAGAAGAAAAAGAAATACAGTGCCAAGCGTGATGGTGACGCAAATGCAGCATACATCATTGCAGCACTCCGTAAGCAGAGAAATGGCGAGAAGTTTGAAATGCTGTTTGACCGTGGGGACATCAGCGAATATGGAAACGATGACTCCGCCGCCGACTGCGCCCTCTGTGCATTGATTGCATTTCGCACCGGGGATAATCCCGAACTGATTGATGCCATCTTCCGTCAATCTGCTCTGATGCGTGACAAGTGGGAACGAGAGGATTATCGAGAAATGACCATTGCTGCAGCCTTAGAAGTCTGTGGTGGTGTGTTCCACTATTCACTCAATCCAAGACCGGATTTTATCGCATACATCCCGGAAAAGGATATAGAAGTGGTCATCTGCACCAAGCTAGCAAAACACATCCGTGAAAATCTCCATTACATCTTTGTACGGGATAACGGTAAACAGGGTGTGCTCCGCTATGTATATGAGAACGGCTGCTACCGCTATTATTCCGATGATATGCTCCGTGGTGTGATTAAAGGCTTTATAGCAGATTACAATGAAGACCTTATCCGCATGAGCATTGTTGGAGAAACCTTCGGACTGCTGACCACGGATTTGAACTTCGTCACCCACGATGAAATCAACGCCGATGAAAATATCATCAATTTCCAAAATGGCATCCTGCGGCTGTCCGATATGACGCTGCTGCCACATTCTCCGGAAATTATGTCCACCATTCAGATACCATGCGAATGGACAGGCAGAAATGTTCCCACTCCGGTCTTTGACAGCTACATCCACACACTTACAAACGGAGATAAAGCCGTGGAGCAGCTCTTATTAGAGTTTGGCGGTGCCTGTATTTCCAATGTCATGGGTTCCCGTATGAAAAAGGCTCTGTTCCTTGTTGGCAAAGGTGACACGGGCAAATCCCAGCTGAAAAGTCTGGTGGAGCAGCTTATCGGCAGAGATAACTTTATCAGCATCGACCTCAGCGAGATGGAGGCTCGATTCGGTTCGAGCAACATCTATGGTAAGCGTCTGGCGGGCAGTTCCGACATGAGTTTTATGACGGTCGGAGAATTGAAAGCATTCAAACAATGCACTGGTGGTGACAGTATCTTTGCCGAATTCAAAGGAATGAATGGTTTTGAGTTCCGCTACCGTGGACTGCTGTGGTTCTGTATGAACCGTCTGCCGAAGTTTGGCGGTGACGATGGGCAGTGGGTCTATGACCGTATCATGCAGGTAGAATGCAACAATGTCATTCCGAAAGACAAGCAAGATAAAATGCTCCTCGACAAAATGTATGCGGAGCGTGAAGGCATCGTCTACAAATTCGTAATGGCACTGCAAACCGTCATTGCTAACGGTTACCGCTTCTCCGAGCCGGACAGTGTATCGCAGGCAAGGCAGCAATACATGGAGGATAACAACACAGTCATTTCATTCTACCATGAGTGCATGATGGAGCGTCCACAGGGCAAGATTACCGACCAATGCACCACAGGGCGTGTGTTCAATGTCTACAAGGCTTGGTGTGCTGATAACAATCACGGATTTGCCAAGACCGCCAAAGAGTTCCGAACCATACTGGCAGAATACCTTAATACGGATTTTTCATCAATGACTGTCCGCAGAGGAAAAGGTGGCACCTTCTACCGCACACTTACGCTGACCCCGGAAACCAAGGAACTATACGAAAAGGCATATGGTTATGATGAAAGCACTTTTCTCTCCGCCTAGAGGTGACAGTAGTGACAGTTCGGTGACAGTAAGCACACACAACTGTCACCTCAAAAAAGCCAGTAAAATCAACGGTTTTCGGACTTTTGTGACAGTAGTGACAATTTTCTCAATTTCTTTGAGCAGTCAGAAAAAAGTTAATACCCAATACAGAATAAGTGATGTGGGTATAAAGATTTCTGTAGTAGGAGAATGAAATCAAAAGAACTGTCACTTCTGTCACTAAGGCAGAGAAAAACCCTTATGGCACAAGGGTTTAAGCCGGTGACAGTATCACCGGGCAACTGTCACCTAACTGTCACTAAAACCAAAGAACTGTCACCAAAACACAGACAGCGCAGATTTGCACAGTCGAAAATAAATGAGTCCACATCTGGACTGAGTGGAAAGGAGGCGAAAACCATGAGAGTTATTGACATCAACAAAGATACCCTGTTCCGTCCCTGCGATTTTACCAACGGACGCTATTACGGTATGTCCTGCTACAATCGTAAGAATCAGCCACCTGTGCTGCTTATGATGAGCAAGTCAAGCAATCCACCCCACTGGTTGGTGGTAGACGGCTACAAGCAGATGTACTATCTCAAACGTGCCGATGCAGTGGATTACTGCAAGCGTATGGGATATATCAAATCCCAACGCTGACCCCGGAGGGGCGATCTTTATCTTCACGCCTATAACGGTGGAAAACGGCCGCTTGCCCTCACGCACAAAGTCGCAAATTCAAAAGGGGTATTAACCCTTTATGAAGCGAAACTACACAAACCACTATTTTAAGGAGGAAAAACACATGAATTACCCAATTATTCAAAACAAGAGAAACCCTGGAATTCTGACCCCTACCCATGCTTCGTATTCTGATGAGTACGCACAGAGAATGTGCGACCTGTATCTCTCTGATGAGGTTCGTCTGGATGAGAACCACAAACCCCATAAATATTACCGACTTCATGCCAAGGCAGCCCACAACGAGGAAATGGCTCTTTCCTATGATATCAAGTGCCCACGCTGTGGTAATTATATGAAGCAGGTTGGCAGAACGCTCAATTTCAACGACTTGGGGTTATATATCTGCAAGTCCTGTGACAAAAGATAAGGAGGAACATGATTATGAACATTACAGGAAATGAGATTTACACCGGGCAGCCGGAATACCACGATGCATTTTGGGATGTGGTGCGAGGCAAGAACTACTGCATCGACAAACTCGCAAAAGGGCGCAACTCCCAGACAGACAGCTATTTGATGCCTGTGACTGCTGCCAACAAGTACACTAAGGCTATCGAGAAAGAGAGCCTGTTCCGTCAGATTGGCACGGCAGTCAATGCCTTCAACTCCAGCTACCGTATTTTAGCAAAGGACTGCAATGACCTTGCTCAGTTTGTGCCGGAGGGCGGTCAGATTCCGATTTATGATGCTGTGAATGATTTTACCCGATACACGGTTGATACGCACAAGCTGGCTGTGTTTGTAAAGCTGGACGATGATTTTGTACACGATGCAACCTTTGACATTGAGAAGTACCTTATCAGCAGATTGGCAAAGAACTTCGGCAGAGCGGAAACCAAGGCATTTATCAGCGGTACCGGGGAGCAGATGCCTGCTGGCATTCTCCATGACACCAAGGGTGCGGATGTGGCTCTTACTGCAAGTACCCTCACCTATGACGATGTCATCAGCCTGTACTTCTCTGTGAAACCAGAGTACCGCACAAACGGTGTGTGGCTCATGAACGATACCACAGCCATGACCCTTCGCAAACTGAAGGATGCTGACGGCAGCTACCTCTGGAATGCCAACTCAGATACCATCCTCGGCAAGCAGGTCATTATCTCCGAGTTCATGCCGGATATCAGTGCAGGCAGTAAACCGATTGCATTTGGTGATTTCAGTTACTATTGGGTTGTCTGCAAGAAGCCTGTTACCGTCCGCACCCTCAAAGAGAAGTTTGTGACCCTCGACCAGATCGGATACCTTGCCTTTGAGTTCCTCGATGGCAGACTGATTCGCCCGGATGCCGTAAAGGTCATCCAGATGGAAACAGAGGCATCGGCATAACCGACACCCCTGCACCAATCTTTTAACCTATCTCCCATAGCGGAATGCAGAATTGCCCGTGAGGTTCTTAAGCAGAATCTTTCGGGCATTTTTGTATTCATCCCCAATGAACCCCAGTCGGAGCAGAAAACAGCGGAATGCGTATTTGTCATTATCCGTGTCCACTGCCTTGCCCGATACACGCTTAACCCTTCGTGCCATATCGCACAGCTTGCACACAAACTCCGTGTAGGCTGCTACAGCATCCGGCTCGATGGTAAAGGGAAACCAAGGAAAGCTGACGGTATCCTCGGTAATGTCCAGTGGCAGGTTCTCTGCAAGGAATGCTCTTGCAAACAGTTCTTCCTTATTCTCTATCAGCTTTTTGAGGTTTTCCAGTGCCGTGTCCGTAAAGCTGTCTTTCGGCATGGAAATAATCAGCTTTTCCTCCGTCTCCTCCATTTCCCCGGTGAAGCCCTTCTCCTGCAAGTGTGTGAGCAAACGATTGACCGTTTCGGTGTCCACGCTGTCGGGAATGCGGAGTGTTCCGTCCTTCTCTATGGTGCAGTCACCAATCTTGTAGGAAAGACTGGGTGCTTTCTGGTAACAAGGGATGGTGTGCAGTGCCGTGGCAATCTCCTCCGCCAGTTTCGGGCGCTGCTTTGGTTTTAATTCAAATTTGATATTCATCTGCATATATGTACCTGCCTTTCTCGCCCCAACTTTGGGGGCAGTGAACTTTGTTTAGTACATATATCACTCTAAATCCACAGAATATCAAGTCCTGTCGGCATAGATTTTTGCCAAAATGTATACTTAAAAACTGTGCATTTTATGATGCTTTTTGCGCTGTTTTTATGCTGATTTCTGCACTATCCGGCGAAACGATAGTGGCAGGAAAATGCGAGGTTGGCTCAATTTTGAGCTAATCCCGAATCAATACACTTAATTTTGATCCGATTGCCTATCCCCCTATGCAATTCTGCGAAAATTCGCACGAAGGGGGGGCATCGGTCTTTAGGCAGAAAGGTACTGGAGATGCAGATACCCCCACCCGTGGCAGCACTCGCATTCCCAAACTGGAAAACAACCAGAGTGTCTAAATATTGACATTCACAAAAAATTTACACTTCGTCCACTTGCTAAACTTTCGCACGGTCTTGCGAAAAATTCAAAATTGTGCTATACTGTATATTATAGTGTGTAAAAGGAGGCAAACATGGCTGTTTCATATAATCGTTTGTGGAAGTTACTGGTTGATAAGAAGATGAGCAAGGCTGATTTGAGGAAAGTCTCCGGCGTTGCGCCTAACACAATGACAAAACTACGCAGGGACGAGGAGGTCACGCTCACCGTCCTTGGTAAGATATGCAAGACCCTTAATGCCGACTATGGTGACATTATGGAGTACATTGATGAGGAAGGAGTGCCGGAGCATGATTAACAAAAGCCAAATGACGGAAGAAGAAATTAAACTGAATTACATCACTCCTGCCATCACGGATAAATGGTCAAAATCATGTATCCGTATGGAGTTCCTTGTAGCACCTGGTCGCATTATGCTTGATGGCAAAAAAGCAAAGCGGAAAGACGCAAGTCGCGCTGACTATGTACTTTTCTACAATGATACCAGCGCATGGTTCCCTTTAGCTGTTGTCGAGGCAAAAGATAACAAGCATTCTCCTTTTGGTGGAATGCCACAGGCAATTCGCTATGCAAAAGCTATGAAGGTGCCTTTTGCTTTTTCTTCAAATGGAGATTCGTTTGTGTTTCACGATATGGGAACAGGCGTAGAAATCAAAGATATTCCAATGGACGCCTTTCCATCTCCAGATGAATTATGGAGCCGGTTCCGTGCTGATAATATAGATTTCACGGATTCAGAAGCCTCGCTCCTTACCACGCCATACCATTATCAGAAAGGCTTTAGCAAGGAGCCGCGCTATTATCAGTGGATTGCTATCAATCGTGTGCTTGCCGCTATTGCTCGTGGCGATAAGCGTATGCTGATTGTACTCGCAACAGGCACGGGCAAAACAATGGTTGCTTTCCAGATAATATGGAGACTGCTGCAAGCGAAAAAAGTTCGCCGCGTTCTGTTCCTTGCCGACCGTGACATACTGGTCAGCCAGCCTTTTACCGATGATTTTTCCCCATTAGGCACTCGCATGACCCGTATCACTAAACGTGAGATGGATACAACCCATGAGGTCTATTTGTCGTTGTACCACCAAATGAAGAATGGGGAAAAGAATTTTTATACTGCTTATGACCGTGATTTCTTTGACTTAATCATTGTTGACGAGTGTCATCGAGGCAGCGCAGATGATGAAAGTTCCTGGCATGAAATACTGGAATATTTTGATTCTGCCATTCAAGTAGGTATGACCGCAACACCCAAAGAAACCGAGGAAACTTCTAATATTGAATATTTTGGAGAGCCTGTTTATACATACAGTTTGAAACAGGGCATTGATGATGGTTTTCTTGCTCCGTATAAGGTTATCCGTGTTAATCTTGATATTGATGTGAATGGATTCCGTCCATATCCCGGAATGCTTGATATCAACGGAGAGCCAGTCGAGGACAGGCTGTACGAACAGAAGGACTTTGACCGTGTTCTTGTAGTAGAAGAACGAACAATGGCTGTGGCAAAGCGAGTATCTGACTTTTTGAAAGAAACAGACCGCTATGCCAAGGCAATCATCTTCTGCGAGGATATTCCTCATGCGGAACGGATGCGCCATGCCTTAGTCAATGAAAATAAAGACCTCGTTGCACAGGAGCCTACCTACATCGTGCAAATCACTTCTGGATCGGATGATATGCGCTACTTGGAGTATTTTACAGACCCGCACGAAAAATACCCCGTCATCGCAGTCACAAGCCGTTTGCTGAGTACAGGTGTAAATACACAGACCACAAAGCTTGTTGTTTTGGATAGGACGATTGGCTCTATGACAGAATTCAAGCAAATCGTAGGCCGCGGCACTCGTGTCCGTGAGGATTGTGATAAACTGTATTTCACCATCATGGACTTCCGCAAAAACTATGTGAAGTTTGCTGACCCGGAATTTGATGGTGACCCTGTAAAAATCAAGGATGTCGGCGAGGATGATGATTTTGGCGATGATGATACGGACACTCCGGACAACGGCGATGATACCGATACTGATGAGGATGGATTTGACAATGGTGACGGTGATAACGGCAATGACGGTTCCGGTGATAATGGTGACGATGGGAACGGTGATGAACCGGGGCGCAAGAAAAGAAAGCGCTTTACCGTCAACGGAGTTAGTGTCCGTATTATAGACGAAAAGGTAGAATATCTGGATTCCAACGGAAATTTGATAACGGTTTCCATCATCGATTACTCTCGTAATAATCTTCGCAGGCTTTATCCTTATTATGAGGAATTCCGCAAGGTGTGGCTTGCCCAAAAGAAAAAGCAAGAACTGCTCGACCAGCTTCTGGAAGATGGTGTTTTCATTGACTATGTTAAAGATACGATTCCCGAAGCCCATGTGGATGATTATGATGTTCTGTCCTATATTGGATATGAACGTGAACCACTTACCAAAGAGGAACGTATCGACCATATTCTCGTTTCAGGGTACTTGGATAAATTCAGCAAAGAGAATCAGGATATTATCCGCTTGCTCCTCGAAGCCTACCGGGAACACGATATTGATGAATTGAAAAACATCCGTATTTTGAATATGCCAGAGTTCATACACATTGACAAGCCTACGGAGATTGTCCGTAGCTTTGGCGGCAAACAAAAATACATGGATACGATAAATGAAATTGAGCAGCAAATCTATTCTGCTTGATGATATGGAGGACTTATGGCATTAGGAAATTTAGTAAAGCAATGGGAAACCATTATGCGTGATGACGATGGTGTCAACGGAACTGTACAGGTGCTGTCACAGTTGGTTTGGATGCTGTTTTTGAAAGTATATGACATTAAGGAAGATATGTGGGAACTGTATGAAGATGACTTTACCAGTGCCTTACCGGAGGAATGCCGTTGGCGTAACTGGGCAAAAGGAAAATCTCAAAAGGAACAGATGACCGGAGATGAATTGGTCAGCTTTGTAAACAATACTCTATTTCCCACATTAAAAGACATGGCTATCACTGCTGAAAGCTCCAGCCGCAAAGTCATTGTCCATGAAATGATGGTAGAATCCTTCAATTATATGAAGGACGGTGTGTGCATTCGTAAGGCTATCAATCTGCTCGATTCTATTGAATTTGATAATCAGGATGAACGCCACGCATTCAATGATATTTATGAAACTTTGCTGCGTGGTCTGCAAAGTGCAGGTCGTTCCGGTGAGTTCTACACTCCCCGTGCTTTGACCCAATTTATCACAGAAATGGTCAACCCCAAGCTTGGAGAGGTTGTCGCAGATTTTGCGTGTGGCACAGGCGGGTTTCTTGTAGATGCTGTAGAACATCTTAAAAAGCAGGTTTCCAGTGCAGACGATGCTGAAACGATAGAAAAGACCGTGTTTGGTGTAGAGAAAAAGCAATTCCCATATATGCTTTGCACCACCAATATGCTTCTGCATGATGTGGATTACCCACAGGTTATGCACATGAATTCGCTTGCAAAAAATGTCCGAGATTACACCGATAAGGACAAAGTGGATGTCATCCTAATGAATCCACCTTACGGCGGTCATGAACAGGAGGCCATTCTCACCAACTTTCCGGCACTGCTCCGTAGTTCAGAAACGGCTAATCTGTTTATGATTGAAATTATGTACCGCCTTAATGATAACGGTCGCTGTGGCATTATCCTGCCGGATGGTTTTTTGCAGAATGATGATGCGAGCCTGATTGCCATTAAAGAAAAGCTGTTTAAGGAATATAATGTGCATACCATCATCCGTCTGCCGGGTAGTTGCTTTGCCCCGTATACGAGTATCAATACTAATCTCGTGTTCTTTGAAAAAACTGGCGGCACTACAGAGACATGGTTTTACCGTTTCGATTTGATAAATGGGCAAAAATTCAGTATGAAACGTAACCCTATCACACTGGAAAAACTCTCTGCCATCAACGAATGGTGGGATAACAGGGTTGAAATCAAAGATGAGAAATCAGATGAATCGCTGTCCGATACTTGGAAATCACAGTGTGTTTCCATTGATGCGATTGCAGCCGGGCAATACAATCTTGACTTTTGCGGTTTCCCGAATGAAGAAAAAGTGATTCTTTCTCCGGAGGAAGTATTAAGTATATATGTTGAAACACGTGAAAAATTAGAGAAAAGGCTTTCGGAAGCCACAACTGCCCTTGGGGAATTGTTAGCTGGGAATTTAATTGCTAAACCTCAAAACATAGGTTCTCTTACGGCATCATTGGCGAAACTAAATTCAAATTTCCCAACTGATTTGCGTGGTGCTATCTTGCAGGCTGCCATGCAGGGAAAATTAACGGAGCAGTTGGAAAGCGATACGCCAGTTGATATTCTTCTTGATGAAATCAAGCCCACAATTACTGTGTCCACAGGGCGTGGGCGAAAGAAATCAAAGCAATTAGAAATTGAGTTTTTCGATATTCCGCAGAACTGGAAATGGGTAAAGTTATCAGAATGTGGTACCACTAATATCGGATTGACATACAGCCCATCAGATGTTACCACTATTGGGGGCACGGTTGTTCTCCGTTCCAGTAATATTCAAAATGGATGCATGGCCTATGATGACATTGTTGCAGTCAATATGAATGTGCCAGAAAACAAGATGTGCCATATTGGAGATATACTTATCTGCGCAAGAAATGGTAGCAAACGCCTTGTAGGCAAATCAGCCATTATTGATAAGGAAGGCATGGCTTTCGGTGCATTTATGGCAATTTATCGTAGCAAATGTAATCCGTACATCAATTATGTATTAGACTCTCCACACTTCAGAAAAAGTGTATTAGGTGGTGCTGAAACGACCACTATCAATCAAGTTACACAAGATATGATTGAAAATTACATGGTTCCACTCCCTCCAATTGAGGAGCAACAGCGAATCGTAGAACGCTTGGATGCCTTGCTGCCGCTGTGTGATACGCTCGTAGAATAAAAACGAAAGAAGGAAAAACAATTGTCAATTGAGAATCTAAAAAGGGTATTTGCTGCGATGTCTGGGTGTGATGCGTGGTCATTGCAGCTACTTAAAATCAAAACATCAAAGAGAGAGGGTACAAGTTACACTGGTCGAGAAATCACATTAGCGCCTGCTGGGGAGTTGAGTGATTTTGTTTCAGAGATATCTAAGAGATATATTGATACGGAAAAGGGTGTATTGAAATCTTTTCAAGGAATGACAGATTATGATGGCTCGACTATAGACAGAACGGTATATAAGCTATCTACCGAAAGTGAACTGATTCAATCCGAATACAATGCACTTGTCACCGCAATTGCCAGACCAGACGTAGAAATCAATCCGCTGGAATTCAAAGCACAAGCATATCTTTTGAAAGGAATAATCACACTTGACAGCATAGAATATCCTGTAAAACTGGTTTCTATGCAAAATCCAGTAACTACACTGAATCACAAATTCTGGATGAAGAATGGCTCTTTTGAAGAAATAAGTGATAAGGTTCTATCTCTCAGACCGACAATTGATGTTGTTGTTTTCAATGACAATATTTATATGTTAACTCTTGCGGGTGAAAACCTATTTAATATGGAGCGTTCCTATAAAGCAATTTGCACTACTAAAATTGATACTATTAACGAATGCAATATCATAACTGATTTTGATGCGTTCTCCGCGATTGCAAGAAGTGGTCATAATCCAAGAAAGTTTGTATCGTTCAATGATGCTCATTTACAAAAACTAAAAAATGCAAATAGCCGGAAGAAAATGGCCAAGAAGTTCAATATTCCACTTGATGGAGATAAATTTGATACTACAAACCCGGATGCTTCGGACAAACTTGTAAAATTATTATGTGATCGGGGAATGGTTGATCCCTTCGATGATAACCCAATGGAAGTGGCTGGCTCTAAAAAATGGGTATAATTACGGAGGAAACCATAAATGTCAAAATTATTTTCATTTAGTTTATATTACATTTCATTTGCGCCCCTATGGATTTCGGTATTGTTCATAGACATAAAAAGTTGTATCGAAAACAGTAGTGATTTGTGGACGGAAAAAATAAGTATTGGTGTCATACTTGTTTCGGCGTTGATTTGCCTAATTGTTTTGATGATTGAGTTATGTACGAATGGAAAAGAGGGAACTATACCTCAAACACTCAAGAAGGCAAAAGAGGAGAAAACTATAACCGCAGAGTATTTGCTTTCATATATTCTACCATTATTTGCTTTTGATTTTACCGTATGGAACGAAGTGGTGCTGTTTCTAATATTCTTTGCGACACTGGGATTCTTGTGCATAAAGCATAATTATTTCAGCGTAAACATTATATTGGAATTAGCAAATTTCAAATTTTACTCTTGTACATTCAAAAACGAAGATGGCATTGAAACAGAACAGTCCGTAATCAGTCATAGAAAATTAACCGGATGTGTTGGAGATACAATATATCTGAAATCTTTGAACAATGAATATAAACTTGATATAAAACAATAACGACCGCGCAGGGGCAGTGTTGCTCTTGCATGGTCGTTATTCTCTTTGCACCATTTGGGATAGCATCCTTAAAAACTTGTTTTTCTTAAATTCCTAAGTTGCCCTCCTTTTATGTAGATTACTTCGGCTACGAAGAGAATACACATAGGAGATATTTTTTTGCTCACGGAGACAGTCATCTTTCGTTTAACCTCGTATTACTGTGTCACATAAATTCAAACACCAACCAAACACCATGCCTCTTTGGAAAGTGCCGTAATTACCGCATTTATCGGCATTTTTGCCGTATAGAAGTCTTTCTTCTCGAAATAAACGGGAATATTCTTTTCCTTAAGCTGTCTGATATATTTTAGGCAGTCTAAAGTATTTCTCGCAAATCGGCTTATGGACTTGGTAACAATCATATCGATTTTGCCCGCCATAGCCTCATCAATCATGCGGTTGAACTCTTCTCGCTTTTTGGTGTTGGTTCCGGATATTCCGTCATCAGCGAATATTCCGGCAAACTCCCATTCCGGATTCTTGCGAATGTAATCCGTGTAATGCTCCACCTGCGCCTCATAACTGGTAGCCTGCTCATCACTATCGGTGGAAACTCGGCAGTAGGCTGCTACACGGAGTTTCGGTATTTCAGATTCTTTCGCAGTGTTGCCAACACGTCTACGTGCCGGAATCACCGTTATGTTCTTAGCTGTTTCCATTTGCATTCATCTCACTTTCTATCAGACTATAAGCGTATTCAGCCTGTTCGAAAGGGTCATAGAAAACCTTTGTCTGTCGACCCATTGTAAAACACAGGGGAGCGGCAGGCATTTCTTTGCCCTGCAGTTCTCTGACCCTGCCAAGCTGACTGGCTCTGGATTGCCTTTCTTTCTCGGCTTTGTCGAACAGTTCCTGATCAATAATGGCGGGATAATAATCATCCCCAAGATAACGGGTATTTCGAAGCATCCTTCCGGCACTGCCGTGAAAAATCTTTAGTCCCACATTTTCTGTAGCAACCTTTAGTGCCTTACCGGAAATGTACTCTTCAAAAAAGCTTCTGATCTGTTCTGCCTGAACCTCATCGACAACAGCCTTTCCGTCTACAATGCGATATCCGTATGGGATATGTGCAGTCATTTAGTTCACCAACCTTTCCGTTAGATTCAATCCGCATTTTAGGTGAAACACGATCTTTGTCCTGGACTCCACCGTGATGCTTTCCACAAAGGCAAGAAAAGATTCATCCTCAAATTCCGTCAGCATCATGCCCTTGTATGTAAAAGTCATCAGTTTTTGCAGCTCTTTAATTCGTGTCTTGTCACCGCCAACGAAATTAACCAACTTTTCTTTTTCTGCCCGCAGCTTTTGTTCCTCCATAACAAGAGCGGCATTTTCTTTGTTGAATATAGCGGGTTCTAATACCCCTGTTGCCATTAGGCCTGTCAGAATCTGTTTCCTGTCGGTATTTCCTTCAATGCAGATATCCAATTCCTGAATACGCAGCAGTCGGTCTTTGTCATACATTCCTCGCAGTGTTCGCAGCAGCGGCTTCAATATCACTTGGTGACTGTAGGTCAGCTTATTCATCATGGTCAGAAAAGCCAGCTTAATGCTCTCATCAGAAATGTAGAGCATGGAGCATTCTTTTTTGTTTTCCAGGTGCTTTCCGCAAGTCCAAGCCACATAATTGCCGCTTGGCTTATAATGCTGCCTGCGCTTAAAAGTAGTACCGCATTCACCACATTTAATTTTGCCGGAGAAACAGTAACGGTTCTGATATCGGTATGTATCTGTGCCGTTGCCTTTCTCCATTGCCCTCTGGTCAAGCACTGCACGTACCTTTTCAAAATCCTCATGGCTGATAATCGGCTCATGATGGTTCTCGCAAAGGAAACGGTCACGCTCACCATAATTGATATGGCGGTTAAAACTGCTGTCATTGTAGGTTTTCTGAAAAATCACATCACCTGTGTACTTTTCGTTGTTAAGAATGGCTTTCACAGCACCCGCACCCCATTTACCGTTCTTTTTGGTTTTCAGACCACGAGCATTCAGTTCCTTGGCAATCGCATGGGTTCCTTTGCCTGCAAGGCAGGCTGCAAATATCTCTTTCACAACCTCTGCCTGCTCCGGCACAATGACCATCGTTCCGTTATCGTTTTCATATCCGTATGGTGGATAGGCAATAATGAATGTACCGTTCTGAAAGCGTTTCTGCACCGACCATTTGCTGTTTTCGGAAATGGATACCGACTCGCTTTCTGCCAGACTGCTCAAAATGGAAAGCATCAGTTCACTCTCCATTGAACCCGTGTTAATATTCTCCTTCTCGAAGAAAATGGAAATTCCCAGATCTGTCAGTTTTCGTACCATCTCCAGACAATCCGTAGTGTTACGGGCAAATCGGCTGATGGACTTGGTAATAATAAATTCAATCTTACCGTCTTCACAGTCGGCTATCATGGAAAGAAGTCCGGCACGGATATCCTTCTTCGTGCCTGTGATACCTTCGTCATAATACAGACCCACATACTCCCATTCATCATTGGAACGGATGTAACTATCATAATGGGCCTTTTGTGCTTCAAGGCTGATAAGCTGCTCATCACTTGCCGTAGATACTCGGCAGTAGGCAGCAACCTTCAATTTTTTCTTCTCAGCCAGGGGTTCATTTGTCCCGATTTTTGTTATCTTTTTCATCAACTCACCTCACTTTTTGGGCAGTGACATATTCCCGTACTATCGCAGAAATAGCAAGTCATTTAGCCCATAATCTCCGCCAGAAACGGTGAGAAAGTTTTGCGGTTTACAGCCGATATTTTGTGGAATTCATTCACAGAAATCATACCGAACATAAACATGGTTTCCAACACTTTCTGTGCCCTGTAATAGTCAAAATCTCGCTGCAATTCTTCCTGTGTAATCTCATGTGCCACGGCATTCGGCATCTTAAAGTTTTCTATTTTTTGTACTTCCATTTCGATTCCTCCAATCTTTAAAACAATGGAAATGTTCCTTCTGCCTATATGCGAAAAGACAGGATAAATCGAACCCCCTTAAAGGCAAAAAAATAATACCTGCCCACACTCCGAAGAATGCAGGCAGGCAAGATGCTCTGTTCCTAATGTTACTTTAAGAGTTCATTTACTTTTTTCTGTACCACTTTCCAATCATATCCTTCAGCAGACAGTTTTTTCTTTCGTTCTTCACCGTTACTCCATTTGCCGTCAATGACTTCTTTTGCAATTTCGTCTACTGACTTCTTTTTGCCATATCCGTTAAAGCCGCCATTTTTGATAATAGATGGATAGTTTTTATAGCAGTAATTCATATCGCAGTTTCCACCGATTCCGTTCACCTTTCCTTTTGAAGAATACTGCCACATACCGTAATCAGCATTATATCTGCACCTGCTGTTATATTCTGCAACCCAAAGTGCATACTTCTTTGCAGTGCTTTCCGAAATAAATCTCTCTAACGGTGAGCATGAAATATAAAGTCCGGCAAAATAACCATTTTTCTCAAGTTCACCGCAGAAGGCATTTACAATGCTGTCACAAAATTCTCTGCCTTTTGAAAACTGTTTCTGCTCCTCCAAATCAAAATACACAGGGTATTCAAATTGCTTCCCTTTTATGACGGACAGACAGGCTTTTGCTTCTTCCCTTGCCTCATCAACCGACATCGCATAAGAATACCAATACACACCGACATCAAGTCCTGATGCTTTTGCCTTGCAGTAGTTCTCCTCAAAGCACTTATCCTTCTGTGACGTCAAATTTCCATACCCCGCACGGATAATTACAAAACTGATACCGCTGTCTTTTACTTTTTGAAAGTTAATATTCCCCTGCCATTTGGAAACGTCAATACCTTTTATCATTTTCTCTCCTCACTTTCTGCCCTGTTATGAATCTGTTCCAACACTGCTTTGATTTTTTCCGGCACAGGCAGTCCCAGATGTGCGGCATTTTCCAAAAGGCTCACACCTTCATTGGAAATATAGAAGAAAATCACCGCTGTCCTCAAGACACTGCCTGTCCCAATGATGTCTGCATCCAGTATATTTGCAATTCCCACCAACATAAAAATCAGCACCTTGCGGCAGATGCCACGGAAACCGACCTCACTGGAAAGCGTTTTATCGTTTACTGCACACATAACGCCTGTCACATAGTCCATTGCGGCAAAGGCAATCAGTGCATAAAGCAGTCCGTCACAGCCACCTAAAAAATATCCGAGCCATCCGCCCAGTGCCGAAAATACAAGCTGAATCACATTCCAAAAGCCCTTCATTTTCATTCCTCCCAACTAAAAAAGACGGTTATTCCGCCTTATATCCGTTTAAGTCATATCCACGCTCTTTGAGCAGTTCCTTTACCGCCGAAAGCTGTGTTTTCTGCACAATCTTCACGGCTTTATTCTTTTCATCACAGGTTCTTCTCTGATTGATTACCAACTGAAAATACACCTCTGTCATATTAGTTTCCTCCCATCAATGTTTCATAAAAGTCTGCCAAAGACTCCATTAAGGTTAAATTGCTCTGTTCCTGCTGTTCATACATATCCGCCTGCATTTCCATAATGGCAAGTTCGGCGTCATTTGGCTGATATACTACAGGTTCTTCCTTTTTAACAGGAATGGTGAAGTATCCATTTTCAACTTCATACTCCTTACCGTCATAAAAGTAGCTTTTGCAGTCTGAAAAAAGCAGATATTCGCCTTTCTCCAAGTCAAAGCGTTTCACCACAAACTTTTCTTTCTCTATCGGCTCGGTAACAACCACCGAACCATAATGAACCCAGTCCGGCATTTCTTTAGCCTTATACCAGATTTCTGTTTCATTTCTAATTTCAAACATTACATCACCTTCCCTGATAAGTTACATTTACAGAATGAATATAGTAAGACTTTGAGCCGGAATAGTATTCCACAAGCTGTACCTGTTCTCCGGCTGTGCAGTACATACTGAAGGTTTTGGATACGGTAGCGGATGTACTTGTCTGAATTGTGCCGATACACGGCATAAGGTAAAAAAGCGTACTGCCTCGGTCTGAAATATAATCACCCCAAGATACAGAGGATGAATCGGTTTTGCTTACATAGCTGGCACTGTTTACCGATGAGGCATCATAAGACGCATTTTGGTCAATGGTTCTTCCGCCTACATAACTGTAGTTATTGCTTGTAGCATTATAGCAATAGGACGCTGTTGCGGTGATGATTTTTCTTACCTCAATATTTGAGGAATAGCTTTGTGCATTTGATGTCACTGTTACCTTATAAACACCGCTTACGGGAGCGACAAACTTTGCAATACAGATATATCTGTCAGAATAGGTAGCGGATGTTATCGAACCCGAATACACCGTTGTTCCTGTTCCTGTCTGGCTTGCCTGTCTTTGGGAAATGAGATAACTAAGTTTTTGGCTCAATATTCCTGTACTGCTGGCAGTATTGTTTGTAACGGTGTAGGAGCGAATATTGTCAAGGTATCCTGCTCTTGCCGCTGTCCAAGAGGAAAGCAGTGCATTCAGCTTACTCATAACCGTTCCTGCCGTAGCACTTCCGCCGGATGCGTTTGCCGTACCAATTAAGCTGCTGATGAGATAGCTTAATTTCTGGCTTATTGTGCCGCTTGCATTTGCCGAAGTGCTTGCAGAAGTATTATTGATGACTGTATTTAGTTTTCCGTTTACTGTTTCATCCGTGGAATCAGTTTTCTTTCCAATCAGCTTTTTTAATGTTGCAAATACTGCTGTATCCATGTTTTTCCTCCTTTCAGTTTTGGCTGACAACGCTTGTAATCACATCATCTGTAATGGTAGTTGCCGTTGTGCTGTTTAAAAGTACATGACTGCCGTCAGAATCCCATGCCTTGGTTACACAGCGGATAACCGTATCTCCGATATTAGTGATTCGTTCTGCAATTTTTACTTCATTTAACACCATGGTTTCCGTAATAACCGTATCGGTAATATTTGATGTAACTGTTGCCCCAATACGGTAGGCTATATTGTCAAAATCAAAGGTCTGTAATTGCGAAATATCATTCATCACACCCTGATACCATTCATTGACGGCACTTTGCAGATGAGAAAATTCCGTCTGTTGATTTGCAAGCTGCGTGTTTGTTTTATTCTCCTGTGCCGTAAACTGGGTATTCATTTTTTCCTGCACTTCATCGCTGAACTGCTGATAGGCCTTGCTGTATGCAGTAAAATAATCACTTGCCGTAAAGCCTGTCAGTGTACAGTACACGCCGACTCTTTCATCGGTGATGTTGTACTGGGTAAGGCTTGCTGCACCGGACGCAGCATAGATTGTGGCAAGAGGAATTTCAAATCTGTCTGCCGTCTGAGTAAGGGAAGGAACAACAGGATTTGAACTTGGTGTTCCCTCCAAAACATACACACCGCAGACTCTGTTTACAAAGTCCGCTCTTGCCACCACTCGGTCATATCTGCCATAGTGAACATCTCCTGCTGTAATTAAAATGTTTTCATCCTCATCATTGGCATAAAATCTGCCGTTGATGAAAAATGCACCTGCCGCAACGGTGATATACATATTTCCGTTTAAGGCTGTTACTTGCAGGCCTGTGGAGTCCGCACCATAAACGCCATTTGAGAACAGCTTGCTGAAATACAGAGCAAACTGCTCACTGGTGTATGTTCTGTCATAGTTTCCGTCACTGTCCACCACGGCATCAAAGGGAAAATAGGTTATACTCATCAAAGCACCTCATTTCTTTGTAAAAATAGTTGGAATAGCGTCACCGTAGGTAATCTCCATTTCGTATGTCTTTTCGTAAAAATGTGTTACCTTTTCAATGGGCTTTGCCAATGAAAGACCGCTGTCCGTATCCGTCAAAAGCACTGTATCCCCAAGAAAGTAATCCTTGTTGTACTGATACTGCTCAGAGTTGAGAATGACAAACTCCGCACCTGTGTTTTTAGATTTCTCCTTTAATCCTTCCAATAAGTCCTCGACTGAACTGCCTTTCTCCACATACTCTCTGCGGAGAAGTCCTTCGGATTCCGTTTCACCGTATGCGGTGTAGCGTTCTTCCTCCGTTTCCGTTTGCTCGGTATAGAGATATGCCACATTTTTATAGTCCGAGGTTTCCTCATAAATATCCGTTTCGGAAATGTTGTTGAATTTGTCACCGAAAATTACGGTACTGCTCCTGTCGGAAACAGGAACACACTGAAAAACAAGCTTTTTCTGCTCAATATCGTAGTTTAGCTTAAAGCCTAACCCGCCAAGCTTGCTGATGAATTTCAAAATACTCAGACAGTCATTTGCCTCATAGATACGCTTTACTGTATTTTTTTGAAAAAGTCCAAGTCTTTTAAATGTGAAATTTGGGATTGTGCGTTTCTTGTCTGTTGGAGAAATAAAATTTTCCTGTATCAGACGGATACAGGCGTCCTCATAGGTTTCACCTACAGGTATCTCAAAGCCTTTGACACACCGCCACGAAAGAATGGACGTAATGTGCCTGCCTGTGATTTCGTATTTTCTCAAATCCTTGCTGTCGGTTTTATGCTTGTTTTCCGCCAAGTAAGCATTATTTCCCACCACAAGAATATCCTCCGTTACATTGATATTTCGGTAAACATCACCGTCTGTAAAGGACAGCTGAATATCTCCCACATCTCGGATACATTCCGAAAACTGAATACTGCTGTAGGACTGGAGTATGTCCTTCAATGTGAAATCAGAATAAACATCAACTCTCAAAAAATCACCTCCGTAAGAACTATTGCAATTTTGGCTACAGCACCAACGGATTGTAGTTAAAATAAACCTCCAGATTGGTTACATTTTCCTCCGCACCGTATTCAATTTCATTTTCTCCCACAAAGAACTTAAAAAAGCTGCTTTTCGGTGCATTTAAAACAGAAAAATCCTTTTTGCCGTTTTTATAGATAACAGGCTGCTGTTTTGTAAAATCAATAAGCAGTTCATCACCCTTAGTCATTTCCTCTGTAAAATACACGCCTTCGCCTGTTTTTCGGTTGATGATATACGGATTTTTTACAGAACCGAAGGAGGATACAAACCGTACCGTCCAACCGCTGTCGGCATCTCCCGTATTATTGATTTTCGTTACAAGCTGTGCCGCCTTTACTCCGAAAAGGGTGTAAGGAGTGAAGTGTTGTGGAAAGACAAAGGAGGACTTCATACTGGCAAGGTTATCGGTTATGGTCTGCTCCTTCCAATAAGTGCCGTAGCAGATCAGTTCCGTTTCCAGACTGCCTTTACCGTTTGTATATGAAAATGTAGGTATGCTTTTCGGATAACAGGAAATAGACTTTGTATATTCTCCGTCAGAATATTTCAATAAGCCTTCCGTTTTCGGATTGAACACACTTTTGATGTGTTTTTCAAACAGACGGTAGTTGCTGTCAGCTTGAAACACAGCCTTTATAGTGATTTCTCTTGGCTCCAAATCAAGGTTTTGTAGAGTTTCTCCATCCTGTCCGCTGTTTTTATCGGTATAAAAAGAAGCATCCACATCTTCATCAAATGCTGTTGGTATCAGATTTGATAAAAACGAGATGCTTACGCTTTGGTTTGTTGCCGTATTGGTATAGATTAAGGTTTCCGTGGCTTTCATTTCATCACACTCCCGTAAAGCCAAGTTTTCTGAAGGTTCTTTGCAGTTCTTTCTGCTCCTTTCGTGCGGTGTTTTCCGAGGAATTGTAAAAATTCTGCGTCACTGTTACATTGGTATCTCCGCTTTTTGTGGTTACATTGCTTTGATATGTCTTGTTTTCCTGCGCCGTCAAAACTCTTTCGCCCTTATGAAGAATTGCCTTATACCCATCAAAAGGAACATAGTCCAGACCGCCTGCATGAGAGCCGTCTGCATCGTCACTCATTTCCCGATTTGCCGACCGCCAAAAGGCAAGCTTTTCCTTCAGCCAGTCAATGGTATCCGTTACCCAATCCTTCAGACTACTCCAGATTTCCTTCATGCCGTTCCAAAGACTACTGAAGGCGTTGCATCCTGCGTTATAAAATGAAGAACCCATATTTACGAGAGAGGTTACCAGTTCATTGAATTTGTTTACCGCATTGGTTTTGATTTCCGTCACTTTCTGCAAAACCGCTGTTTTTATGGTGTTCCAGACAGACACAAGCTTCGGATAGAGAACATTTGTAATCAGATTTAAAATACCGTCCTTTAATACGGTAAACAGGCTTAAAATTCCGTCTTTCAAAACCGTAACGATATTTGTAATATCACCACTGATGTTTTCCCAGTTTCCGCTGAAAATATCGGCAAACAGCTGTGTTATGGAAACGATGTAATTAAGTGCCGTTTCTACAATGACTTTCACAGCATCCCAGACAAAAGAAAAGTTTGTCTGTATTTCCGACAGCACCGTATTGAAAAAATCCTTTATGCTGTTCCAGATGATTTGAATGTTGTTCCGAAAATCCTCATTATTTTTATATAAGTCGGCAACAATCAAAATCAGTGCCGTTACTGCGGCAGCTATGGCGGCAATGGGTGCAAGAGGCAACGCAAGACCTGTCGAAAATGCTGATATTGCTGTTACCGCCGTACTGAACATAGGAGCAAGAGAACCAATACTTGTCATCAGCGTACCCAAAATAACAAGCAAAGGCCCTGCGGCGGCAATCAGTGTACCGATAAGTACAATCACTGTCTGTATTCCCGTAGGTAAAGAAGAAATCCAGTTACACAGCTTTTGTATGCCGCCAGTGACTGCGTCTATAGCAGGGGAGAAGGTATCTAAAATCACACCGCCAAGAATGATAAATGTGTTTTTCACATCATTTACAGCTTTATTGATTTTGGAACTGTTGGTCTGCAGTTTTTCAAAGGCCGTTTCCGTTGCACCTGTGCTTTCACGCATCTGAGCAAGAGTAGCGTTAAAATCATCGGCGCTGTCACCCAAAAGAATCAAGCCTGCTTTGCCTGCCTCGGCACTGCTCCATAAATCCCCAAAGGAAAGATTCTGTTCATCTGCAGAGTCCTTCAATATGGAAAGCACATCTGCAAGGCTATGCCCATCCTCCATCAGCTCCGCAAAGCTTTTGCCTGTCTTATCCTTTAAAATATCAGATACGGTTGTACCGCTTTTTCCCAGTTCGTTCAGCATGGAGTTCATGTAGGTGGTGCTTTCTGCTGTGGCAACGCCGTTTGCCGTCATTTTGGCATAGCCTGCACAAAGCTGATCTAACTGAACATGATAGGCATTGGCAGTAGGGATAACCTTGCCCATGGAAGAAGATAATTCCGCTACAGTCGTTTTGCCCAGGTTCTGTGTCTGAATCAGCATATCGGAAACATTGGTTACCTCTGATGCCTCCATGCCGTAGGCGTTTAAAATGGTGGTCAGTACATCCAAAGCCGCACCTGCATCGGCAAAGCCTGCCTTTGCAAGCTTAGTGGAATTGGTTACGAAGTTGACCGCATCTCCTGTTTTCTGACCTGCGGAAATGGCATTGTATACGTTGTCTGCAATTTCATTGGCGGAAATGCCTGTCTGGGAGGACAACTCCAATATCTGAGAACGCAGAGAATCCAAAGGAACTTCCGTAGTATCTGCAATGGTGCTGACCTTTGCCATTGCGTCCTCAAAATTCACAGCCGATACAGCCGCCGCAGTGCCGATTCCCACAACAGCGGCGGAAATGGGCATAATTGTTTTGCCTGCTGCTGTCAGCTTTCCGCCTGTTTCCTTCATTTTCTCGCCAAAGGAATTGATGGTGACATTAGACCTTGCAACATCTTTTTCAAGGTTCTTCAGCTGATTTTCCGTTGTAATCAGTTCTCTGCGGAAGGCATCATACTTGCCTTGGTCGATTTCGCCGTTTCGGTACTGCTCCTCAACCTGTGCCTGTGCGTCCTTTAAAGTTTGGAGTTTTTTCCTTGTTTCGTCTGCCTTTTCCGTAAGCAGTCTGTATTTTTGTGCCAACAGCTCTGTATTGGAAGGGTCAAGCTTTAATGCTTTTTGCACCTCGTTCAGCTGTTTTTGTGTGGTGCTGATGGAACGGTTGGCACTGCTCATGGCCTTGCTTAAATCCGTTGTATCCGCACCGATTTTTACAGTAATGCCTTTAATGTCATTTGCCATGTATTCACCTCCTTTAGGGTATGAAAAAAGCACCTTAACCTGTTATGGTTAAAGTGCTGTATTGTCCGGTTTACTTATTTTTTATTTCTTCAACAAGCTGTGAAATAGTTATTTCACCTTTTATAAGGCATTCACAATTCTTTTTGATATCATCCGTAATTTGATAACCTTCCATTCGGCTTGAAACAAGAGAGTTTTCCAAAGCTTTTTCAAATGTCAT